CGGACGTACCCCGCGGTTTGAGTGGTCATTTTGACGAGTTCTCCTTGAGTGTCCGATATGCGGAGTTTGCACCCCCGACACGCCGCCCGATTTGACACGGTATGCTATAATTGATGTGTAAGGTTTTCTGATTCAGTTCCGGTCGAGCTGTGACCGAGATGACTCCGATTACTTCACCGAGGATGCTTACCCGGCCTGGACTGTGGTACGCTACTCACATGAGGTCGAAGGTGACCTCATACTGCGGAACCGTAGCACCTGCAAGCAGGATCTACAAATCGGCAGTAACGCAAGGCAAGGCCGCTGAAGGCCCAAGCCGCGAGGCGCGAGATCGAGTCGCGATAGCGGGGAGGGAACCACAGGAGGCAGGCGCGTATGCGGCGGACATCCCCCGAGAGGGTGCGATCAGGGCCGAGGGACGCGGGACCACCACCCGAAAGGGTGTCCCAGTTGCATGGGGGCTCGAGAAATCGAGGCCGTGGTCCGTAGGGACGGTCGGTGTGAATCTCGTACGGCGTGCGAGCCACCCCATAGCCGTCCCAAGCAAGTTCGCGCTGACGGTCCTTGCTCAGGTTCGACTCCTGAGAGCGCACGCGATCCGTGGCGAACGTCCACGGCGTAGGAGAAGTACTGTGAACAAGAACAAGAAGAACCTGACGCTCGGTGACGTGGCGTCTGAGGTTGAACTCGGCCTGCTGCAGAACCTGCTCGACGAGTCGGAGTTCCTGCAATCTGCTCAGCCGTTGGTGAAGGCCGGCCTTGCGTCGCTGGTGGACCTTCAGGTAGTGATGTCGCCGCTTGCTGACTCGATTGCGCTTGAGGCTGACCAGCCGGTTGAGACGTTCGCGGCGGTGCTTACCATGTCGGAGGCGTGGCAGTCTGTGTCGTACATGAAGCTGGCCGCGCAGGCGTCTCAGGACGGCCCGGAGTCTCTCGAGCCGTCCGAGCAGGAGTTCCTGCAGGAGCAGGGTGCTCTGATGCTGTGCTCGGCTGAGTTCGAGTTGAAGCCTGTGGCCGAGTTCACGGCGGCTGACTTCGAGGCACACGGCATACGCCTTGCGGCGGTGACCCAGGTTGCTGACATGTCGCTCGCGGTGACTGAAGCACTACATTCGCTTGCGAACGAGATCTTCGAGAAGGCGGGTGCATAGTGAGCGAGCAGCATTACGGTCTGTGCCCGTTCTGTGGCACTGACATCACGCGCGCGGCTGGTACTCCTGGCCGCGCGCCTGTGACCTGCGGTGCCACTAAATGCGTCGCGGCTCGCAAGGCCGCGAAGCAGAAGTCGTGGCGTGCTGGTCGCACTCACGTCACCGAGCCGATGGGCGGTTTCGGGTCCACTGGGGACTTCGCCCCCGGTCAGGTTGACGAGACGCACACGGATCAGAATCGCCAGATGGACGGCTTCCAGATCCTGAACGGTTTCGACTTCTTCAAGTCGTCGCTCAATGATGCTGGCGAGACTGGTCCCGCTGGTGGTGAGGGTCCGCTCGCTGCGACCGTGTGGTGTGTAGGCGCTCGGGAACTGGCGTTCCGTCGGGCTGGTGGTGATCACCGTCCGTGGCGCTCGGTCGAGGTGAAGCCCGCGTTACCAAAATCCCAGGGTAGTGAGAGCCCTATCGCTCTCCCTGCTGATGTTGATGCTGCCGTCTGGCAGCAGTTGTTCGAGGAGTCGAGGATGCTGAATCCCAAGAATCTTGCCGTGGTGGTGGCTGGTATCCATCCCACAACAGGTGTGGTGGAGGACATCTCGCTGAACGTGGTTGCTGCCACGGTCACCGATGATGGTCGCCCTGACCGCGTGTGGGCCGAAGTGTCTGACGGTGAGGCGATGGACATTACGGACAAGGCTTGGCGGTGGCTGCTGGTGGATCTGACGATGCCAGAGGATGAACTGCTCGCGGTTCTGACTCGCTGGCATTACCAGATCCAAGTCGAGGCTGATGAGGCTCGCGGTCAGTCGGTGAGCTGGCTCGAGGAACTCGGTCTAGCAGTCTGAACGCGTGGGGCCCCCTTTGGGGGCCCTTCTCGCGTCTCGGGGGTGACTCGCGTTACCAGAATCCCATGGGGATGAGGGGGGCTCTCGCCTCTTCTCAAAGTTCCCGACATTTCTACTGTTCAGGGTGGCGTTTCCCGGGTAAGTAGGTGAAACGAGGGCTATTCCTGATCACCAGGCATCCGCAGATTCGCCCCTAGGCCGAGCCTCTGTAACGCCCGTAGCGGGCCTAACACCACCTGAACCGTCTCGGAACCCTCCGAGGCGGTTTTCGCGTCTCTAAGGCGCTCAATCAATGAAGGAGAGAGCAATGAAGAATGACCTGCTGTCGACCACCGTGTCGACGACGCTTCACATCCCCGCGACGATCGATGAGGTCGTGTCGGGTCTGAATGGCCTCGGTGCTCTGCTGACGGCTGGCAAGTGGGCTCGAGCGGCCATCGTGGCGGCTTACGTCTCGCCTCAGCAGGGGCGGAAGCCAACCTCCCTCACTATTGAGGGAAGTGGGATCTCGATCGAGCAGTTTGCGGCCCTGGGTATCCACGGGCTCAAGTCCACGAACTCGGTCGCGAAGTATCTCGCGGCGTGGGAGTCGACGGGGCTGCCGAAGCCGTCGATCGGCGGCTCGGTGGTTCTGCCGTCGGTGGAGTTCCCGTCGCCGAAGGCGGTTGGGGCTCCGAAGGTTCCGCAGGTGGTGCTCCCCGCGACTGTCGAGGAGGCTGCTGCGCGTCTGGCGACGCTGGATGAGCAGTTGGCTGCAGGGAGGCTCCAGTTCGAGTTTCTGGCGACGCTCAAGGCCCTTGCTGAGACTGGCGATCACCTGATTCTGACCGATCTGCAGGGGGAGTACTGGGCCATGTACACGGCTGCGATCAAGGCGAAGAACTTGACGGCTGCGAACTACCTGTTCGAGAAGCTGGTCGAGGAGGGCGTGTTCCAAGGCCTCGATTCCCTGCTCGATAACTAGACGTGAAAACAATCAAGGAGACAGCAATGAACGCTGCAATAACGTTCAACCCGTCCGAGGTGGCGGAGGTTCTTATCAAGGGTGAGTCTGAGTGGCTGCCTGTGAAGTCGATGTCGCAGTCGTATTGGCGGCTTGACGACGGTTCTACGTCGTCGCGTGGTCGCCGCGGCTGGGTCATCATCACCACTGACGGCGAACGCATCGCTGTCGGCGTTGAGGCGATCGAGGGTGTGCGATGAGCGGGTAAACGGACGTTCGGACGTGCTTTTCCTTTCGTTTTCACTTCTGCTCATTCACATTGTTTGCGGGTATCTACGGTCGGTACTTCACCGAGGTGGGTAAGTCTTCGTAGATACCTGCGACTCATTCACAACTCTGCACCTATCTACGAACACCTTCACTAGGCGTATTGCAGCCTACGGCTGCTCTTGCACAACGGGCAATGCCCGCCCCCGCTTTTTGCTGCCTGCATTTCGTAGATACCCGTAAACAGTCACCACTCTCCACACCTCACACGGTGTGGCTCTCCCCCATTTTCACCCGTTCACCGTGTTCGGGTGCCCGTTGCCTAGGAGGCAATCATGAATCACACCTTGGAACTCTGATGAAGTCCTTGACGTCGCAACGCGGCGTAGAGTCCTTCATGCTCGAGCAGGGCCTTGACCCCGCCGAGTCTCTTCAAGCGCATGTTCTTGCGCTGCTCACTCGCCCCAAGGGCTGCAACTCTGAGTCACCATTCGGCGGGAAGTTGTCTGCGATGACTCAGCCTGATCTGGTGCTGGTGCTCGCGTACTGCCTGCGCGGTGTGCTGGCTCATTCTCGTCAGTTGCCTGGTGATCGTGAGCCTTACGGCTGGCTGGTCGGTTCGCACTTGTGTGAGCCTGCTGACTGGCACACGTTGACTACTGCTGTTGACGATGCGACTCGGGTGGTCACTTCGGTGGTGGAGTCGACCGCCTCACTCGAGGGCCTCGAGGAGGTTCTCGATCGCGAGCCTCAGTCTGGTGAGATCCCCGCCGCGTATGCGACTCTCCGCGCCCGCTGGCGGAACACCACTTGGCTCAAGGGCATGTCTCGCGCGTCGTCTCGCTCGCTGCTGGGGATGCTCAAGCCGTATCTCGAGGTTTCCGAGGAGGAGCGCTTGGCTGCGTTCGCTCGCTGGCTGCTGTCTCAGCCGCTGGAGTCGACCGACTCTGCTGCCTTGTGGCGCACGTATTCGGTGGATCATCGTCCTGGTGGTGCACGTCAGTCGCGTCGCTCGAAAGATGATGACTCGACGTCGGGTGAGTTCAGTGCGTGGCTCACCACGTTGAATGGCGGTCCGCTGACTCGCGGTAAGTCGTCGTATCTGGTGCGGCTTGATTCGCCTGAGTTCATTGAGGCGGTGTCGAATGTTCTCGAGCAAGGGTGAGTCTGTCTGCTTTGAGCCTGACTGCAGCGAGCGTGCTGAGTGTGGTCAGCATGGTCGCCGTCGGTGTCGTGTTCACCATAACGAGCGCCGCAATGAGCAGCGCCGCAAGAAGCGCGAGCAGACTGCTCGCACTCGTGGCGTGCGGGGGGCGTGATGCACATTTCCAAGGCTAATCGCATGAGTGATGAGGCGGTGGCTCGTGAGGTTCAAGAACTTCTCGAGTACCCGCTGCTCAAGGTGTTTGAGATTGAGGGTTTCAGGGGGCGCGCCGTTGTCTTCGCTCTCCTTGAAGATGCCACTGATGAGAGCGTTGCGATTCATGATCGCCTGAGGCGCGTGCATTTTCACTGCCTCGGTAGGCCGTCAGCGCACTACAAGTTCGCTGGTCGCCGTGTGTGGTTGCGTCAGGTGTATGAGCGTCTCAGCCAATGGGATACCAGACCTGATAGCGGGCTAGCAGTTCTCGAGGCCGCACTTCCGCACTCCGAGGCGCTGATCAAGTCGGTGCAGCGCCCTGAGTCTCGTGACAGGGTGCAACAGGCATTCCTGACGCTCGGGCTGGCCCCGTCTCCGTCTAGTACCAGGCGTGCAGGCTTCTATGCGGTCGCGGTGCGTGGACATGTGATCTTCGGGTACTCGGGTGACGTGTGTAATCGGCAGGCCGCGTATCGATCAGCATTCAAGGGTGAGCCCCTCGAATGGTTGGTGTGGCCTGCAGTTGACGGTGAGTCGGCACATGCGATCGAGTATGCGGTGAAGTCCGCGTTCGGTGCCTTGCCTGGCATGGAGCGTAATCCGATGTTCCCTGCTGCTCCTGGCAAGTTGTACTCGGGTAGTGCTGAGAGCGTTGCTGACTGCAGTCTCGAGGAGTTCGGCGCGTTCATGTCGCTGCTGCTCGATGAGGCATTCCTCGAGTGCGAGGCTGCTCGGGGTGATCGTTCGTGATCACCTACAACGATGCTCTTCTGTACATCGCCCTCCGTATGCGCTCGGGTGAGTCATTCCTGCAGGCGCATGCCCGCTGCTCACTTGAGGTGCATGACTGTCTGTCTGGCCGTGACTCTTACCTGGTGGAGTCTGACGCGGTGGATTGTCTGCAGGCGATTACTCGCCCTCCGTCAGTGGCTGAGTTGACTTACTGGCATTCGCTGGCCCTCACTGAGGATGCTGAGCGTGCTGCTCGGGATGCTGCCCGTGCTGCTGCCCGTGCTGTCGAGTTGGAGGCGGCTGCGGTTGTGCGTGCTGCGGATGAGCGGCTTGCTCGTGAGGCTGCTTCTCGCCGTGCTCGTGTGTGGGCTCGGCGTCGTGCCCGTGAGGCGGCTCGTTTGCGGGTGGATGTGGATTTGCCTCGCCGTGTGTGGGGTGAGCCGCTCGCGTAATCACTTCGACGACTTTTCGTCGAAGTTCGTCCCTTGGCCCGTCGCTGCGGTGTAGCCGCGCGGCGTGGCCTGCTGATCTGCCTCATCGTCGACCTGTCGGCGGCGGTGGGGCTCTTTCCACTCCCGCTCGCGTTCGTCGGCTCCCTACGCGAGCGGGAGAACTACTTCCCGTGTGGTTTCGCGATCATCTTCTGATCGTCGGTGATCGTTCCTGGCTGGACACACGGGTAGGGCAGCTGTGAAAGTTCAAGGCTTACGTCGAGGTTCGAGTCCTCGCCACAGCACAACAAATGTAGCCCGAAGTGCTGCATCAAGCCCCAGCCAACAACTGGGCAAGAAGGAAATCATGATTCTAACTAATGCCGAATTGAAGGCACTACGTGAAAAGGTCGAGCAGGCACTCGATGCCGACAAGCCTGTCACAGCGGATTGGGCGGCCACTGTTGCCGCGGTTGAATCGGGTGACGCTAATGCGAGATCCTAAGTTTGCTTCACGGAATTCAGACGCTGACATCGTTCGTCGACAAGAGATACGCGCCAAGTTCACCCCCGAACAGGTCGCTGAGTACGGCACGGTCGAAGCACCACTCCCCTACGGCGGTCTGCATCAGCGCGCGTCAGTTCGCGGCTGGCGCTTCAACGTTGACGAGGGCTGCTTTCAGTCTTATGAGTTGATGATGCCCTTGTCTGTGAACACCCCGCTTATCCAGAACAACTACCTCTAAGGAGCCACAACATGTCTACCGCTACTAAGAACAAGAACGCCCCCCTGCTCGGGCTCGGTGCGCTACTAGCCGACGTGTGCCCTGAGTTCGCTGACCACATCGCCCCGTTCAACAACGCAGCGATCTCCGCTCGTGAGGAGGCGTTCAGCACCCGCAACACGTTTGAGGATCTGCTTGCATCGGCTGGCGTTGCGGAATCGGCGCTTACTGATGTGTCGGCCCTCATTCGTTTCGGCGTATCACCTGCCACAATCACTGGATTGCAGACTGCGCAGGCGGCTGCGGCACTGGCGTACAGGAAGGCATCGGAGGCTGATGATGAACTCGACCGTCAGACCCGCGCTTATGCCGACATGCACTTTCACGAGTTGGGCGCCGCGTACATCGCTGAAGTGAGTGGGTTCCTTGACTCGCTTGCAGCGCTTCAGCCGGTCTTTCCCGCAGGTAATCTGATCGCCGCCCTCGTGCCTAACGGCCATAGAATGACGGTCAACAACGGGCTCACCGAAATCGCAAACCTGCTGCCTGCTCTAATCATGCAGGCAAGGGCACAACTCAATGTCTCGAAGTCGGCCATGACGATGGTGGTGGCATAAATGCAGAACACCGCATTTTTCGACGACGAAAATCACGATCCCGCACGTCGAGTCACGATCGTTCAGTCGATCACGGCATGCCTGGTGCAGGTCCGTTCTGCACTCTCGCAAGCGAACTACGAGCGTGCCATCGCGGAAGTTGCCTCGCTTCTCGCTCGCATCGAGTCAGATGCGCCGTCGCTGTTCGTTCGCGGCACGGTCCCTGGCAGAGTTGGGGCCTTGCGTGGTGCGGTGGAGGGCGCTCTCACGGGCGTACCGCTTGATCAGGCCACGCGAAACCTCGATGTTGACTTGACAATTCTGCGTGACTACACGGCCAGCAAGTACCAGTTAGATTCAATCGCTTGGCCAGAACTGACATGGGCACCAGGTAGTGGCGCACTGACTGCCGTGTTCGAGACCATCGTTCGCGGGTCAGGTGAGAAGAAGTATACGTCATCGCTCCGTGGCAACTTCGAGTATGACTACGGCCTCGACAGGTTTAGCACGTGGCCCGTGTACCCGTCAGATTCCATTCAGCCGGTGTCGAAGCCAATTACGCAGCAGGAGACTGACGACACCCTTCGCTTGATTCAACTTGTGGGGATGGTCTCAGCGGTAGAACACCAGTTGGTTCTTCTTGAGGCTCGCTATGCTCACGAAGGGGCCCACGCCGACCGGCTCTATCAGGTCTACGAGTCGGTGGTTGCTTCTAACCTTGCCTCAGGCTCAGTGCTGCACAGTAATGAGCGCGCGACCTTGGATACCTACGAGGCAGCACGTGCTATCGCGCTGCGAACTCTCGCAGACATCCGGCGGCTCTACAACGAGATCGAGCAGCCGAACAACGAGATCATGTTCTTGCAGACGAGGATCAACGCCGCTCGCGATGCGCGTGGGGTCAATCACCTTCCGTCAGACTTAAACACGATCACGTACCCCTAACAACAATCACCTCGGGGGGCACGAGTCACGCGGCTACGCGCGTGCCTCGGCCCCTTGCGGTGTTCCCACGATTGAGAAAGTCTGATGAATGAGAACCACTTCGCGCCGTCGCAGGCGCAAACGGAAAGACAGCATGCCTGCTGCGTTGATTGCCGCCGTGAGGTCCGCTTACTGGGCTTGGGCAGGTGCAGCGTCTGCTCCTGGTACGCGGAGCAAGGCCGCCGGTCGCCGTTGACGGTGAGCTGACAACTACTACCGCTCGGTGATCACCGAGTGAATGACATGTGCCCACTTGATCCCCAGTGTGTTGCTTCTGAACTTTCTTGTCGACAAGAAAGTGATCGTCGTGAGCCCGAGCCTGCGCAGGATGCGCGGCTCGTGGCTGAGTGATTGGAGGATGTTGTGAAGTCTTGGTTGCCCTATCTAGTGCCGACGCGTGAGCAGCGTGTCGCGTATGAGTCTGCTCGGCCTGCCGCTGGTGGTGTTGAGGCATTCTGGTTTGCTGAGGAGATCCGTCTTCATCAGGAGCATCAGCGCATGCTTGAGGCTAAGCGTGCTGCGCGGCGTGCGCTGGTGGCTGACATGACGGACGTTGATGCAGCGTGACTAGACGATTCCCTGTTCCGTGTGTCGAGCCTGGCTGTGGTGCGGTATCGATGGAGTCTCGCTGTCCGCAGCATCGTCGTGTGTCTCGTGGTGGTTCACGTGATAAGCGCACCCGCATGGGCGGTGGTCAGATTCGTGCGCGTCGCAGTGCCCTGTTGATCAAGCAGGCCCGCGCGTGCGCTGGTTGCGGCTGTCCTGTCGGTGACGATGCAATCATCGACCACGTTGTCCCCCTCGGTGATGGTGGTGCTGATCGGTGGGAGAACCTGCAGTTGCTGTGTCGCCCGTGTCATGCAGTGAAGACAAAGGAAGAAGCCACGGCGCGCGCTCGCCGCAAGCGTGAGCAGTGAGCCACAGCACCCCGTCTGGGGGGAGTCCGCCTCTTTTTGAGCATGTCGGCCCCCGTGCCCACACCACACAGTCGTTCGGACCCGAACGATATCGTTTTCCACCGCCGCTACCCCCAAACGAAAGGAACCAACCATGACCGCTCGAAAGAAGTCAGCACCCGTGTCGGCTGTCCCTGCCCCTGCCTGGCCTCCTGCCGCCCCTGACGACTTCACGGGCGCTGCTCTAGTGCTGTACTCCGATCTGGTGGGTCGCTACAGGTTCAACACGGTCGAGATGGACACGGTGCATCAGGCGTGCCGAACTGCTCGGACCATTGAACTGCTGCAGCAGCACATTGATGAGCACGGCATTTCGCTGACTCAGCCGAGCGGTCGCACTGCGGCGAATCCGTCGGTGTCTGAGATCCGGCAGCAGCGCATCGCGCTTGCGCGTCTCGTCTCAAGTTTGCGCCTTCCGACGTCGGATCAGCGCAGTCAGGCGCGCGCTGGTGTGAAGGGCATGTACTCGATGGGCGGTGCCTGATGGCTGAACTGCTGTCTGACTTCGATGCTGTCGAGCCTGCTGAGTTGACTGACTACGAGCTGGCTCAGGCTGAGCGCCGTGGCTTCACTGCCGACGATCTGCAGGAGGCTCATGCGGTGATCGTGTCTCGTGGGATCAAGCCGTCGAACATGGCGACTCGGCTCGTCTCTGCGGTGATGCTCCGAGCGGAGCGGAAGAACTACGAGTCGTAGTCGCTGGCGTCTCGCCACACGATCTCCACGCGGTCACTCGCTGGCGCTCGCGTACCGCTGGCCTTGCTCACGACGATCATCTCGATCGCGTTCTCGACGACGGTGCGCGGGTCGCTGGCCCATAAGTCCCCGAACGTCTGGCCCGTCGCGGTGACGGTCTCGATCGTCTCGACTGCGATTGAGTCGTGTTCGCGCCGTAGCGTGGTGAGTCTTTCGGCGAGTGGTCCGATGTCTTCGGGTGCTGCCGTTGCGAGGCTCGCCGCTATCGTTCCCATCTCGGTGGAGAGCAGTGCTCGCCGTTGCACGGCAATCGGGTCGACGTCGGTGACGCGCTCGAGTATCGGCATCGCCATGAGTGGCGCTAGTTCAGCGCCGACGTACTGCTCAAGTACGTTCGCCGAGATGGTCGCCCTGGTGTTGCAGAGGCTCGCGGCGTCGGCGCTGCATCGATAGCCGTGGTACTGCTTCCCCCTGGCTGTCGTGATCAGTCTGACCATCGCCCTGCCGCATCCGCTGCACCGCACTAGCCCTTGCAGCAGTAGGCGTTCATGCGAGTCACCGCGCGGTGCGAACGCTCTGCGTGCCTGCCGCTTCTGCTCGATCCGAGCCCATTCGGCGAGCGTGAAGATTGCCAGTTCCTCATCGACAATCGGCAGCCCGTCATCACCGCGCATCACATCGTCGTCCATCGGTCGCATGCCAGCATAGGTAGGGTTGTCGAGCAACTGCGCGACGGTGCTGCTGCTCCACTGGCGACCGCGTGCGGTGCGCACCTGGCGAGTGTTGAGGCGGTCAGCGATGCGGGTGATGGGTACGCCGTCGAGGACGGCTTCGCCGATCTCGCGGACTACCGCCGCTTGCTCGCCGTCGATGACACGGTATGCGCCGTCGGCCCGGCGTTCGTTTCGATAGCCGAACGGGGGCAGTCCGATTGAACGGCCAGCCTTACGCCGGTGGTCGATGGACACGATCATGCGCTCCCCCATCGCTCGAGCCTCTTGCTCGGCGAACACGGAGAGCAGCGAGATCATGAGCCTTCCCGTGGGCGTATCGGTATCGATCGCGTTCTCGACGGTCACGATCCGCACCTTGTCGGCGAGCGCGATGACGGGCCCGAGGCGTCGCCCCAGTCGGTCGATCGACTTGACCACGACTGTCGAGATCAGCCCGGCATCGATGTCGTTGAGCATCCTGAGATAAGCGGGTCGCTCGATGTCCTTGGACCCTGAGAATCCGTCGTCGGTATACAGGGTGATCTCGATGCCGTTCGCCTGAGCCCATCGGCGGAGGATCGCGGTCTGAGCTGCGACGCTGGTGCTCTCGTCCTTGGTGACCGATAGCCGGACGTACCCCGCGGTTTGAGTGGTCATTTTGACGAGTTCTCCTTGAGTGTCCGATATGCGGAGTTTG